GTCATTAAATGGTTTTGTTGCGTCTTCTTCTATGTGGTCTTCATCGTTTCCTACTGTAAACCTACAACATGGTCGGGCAACATTCTTCATAGAAACTGCCATATGATTCCATGCTAACATACATACTACGCCGTTATCTTTCATTACATCATCGCCTTAAATCTTGCATCTAAATCTAAAATATTTTCATCTCTGTATCCATCATACCTATTTTGAATCTCTATAAATTCTTTACTTCCAGTATACTCTGTAGTTTCAAGTATATTTATAAGAGTGTCAACTGCAACATATACGTTTCTGTCATCGGACATACCTAAAGCCACAATAGAGTTAGGTTTATAATTATCTATCCAATTTTTAAGAAAATCTATTGATTTTTGTTTTAACTCTGGTGGTATACAAGAGACTGCCATGCCTTTTGGCCACCAAACTTGGTTAGGGTCAATCCTTACTTTCGCATTAATCAACTCGTCCCACCATTTATCTATTGTTACTAAATTTATGGCAGTACATGTCATCTGAATTGATACATCACAACCTTCATGGGCTTCACTTGCTGACCTATATTTTTCTATGTTATTCTTAATCACATTCCATTTGATGTTACTTTTTCTTTGAAATTCTTGTGTTTCACCAGTGCCATCTATTGATAATACAATCTGCAAGCCTGCTCCATCACAAAATCTCATTAAAGTATCAAACCATTTCTTTGATGCATTAGTGCCATTTGTTGTTACTACACATCTAATTTTTGGATAATTATCAGCAATATGGTTCATAAACTTTCTTACTCCTAAATCAATAGAAGGTTCTCCACCTAGAATAGATATCTCTTCGCAGTCACTTAAGTCTAAGTCATAAACATCATTTGTGTCTATGTGTAGTATAAAATCTTTTCCTGTATGCTTAATAGCCTCTTCTTCAAGCAAGGATGACGATGATGGTCCACACATTCTACACATCATATTACATTTATTACCCGCTCTGTAATCAAGTCTCACAATTTTAGTTATTCCATCTGGTGAATTACAATTGCTGTCAGGACAAACTTCTTCTCCACCGCAGTGTGATTGCAAATCGTATTGTTCGTAAAATGTTCTTCTGGAATCCTTACCTAAACTCTCATTATGTATGCATTCTCTACAAAATATAGATTCCTTATCATCGTACATTCTTTTTTTGAAGTCACGCAGATAGTCAGACTTTTCATATTCTTTTACGGTGCCTTCGAAAGTCTCACCTTTCCATTCACAGCATGGTCTACATCCTTGTGTACCTTCATAATATAGACCCAACCAAGGGGCGTTACAGTAAGGTTTATCTCTCATCTATTACTCTTCAAATAGGTCTTTATATTGGGGAACTATATCTAAAATGTTTTGGTCACGAGTTCCATCTAATGCTTTTGTCATCTTAACAAAATCAGGTAACCATTTTTCCGAATAATCTTCACTCATCATAAATCTAACTGTTGAATCTAAAACTGTACAAAAGTGCTTCTTAGTTTTGTCGGGATGGTCACTTGCCATTACCCATTCTTTGTACTCATCATATAGTTCTACCACTTCTTGTTTATTCTTTTCTGGTAGTACTTTGATGTTATAATATTTTGGTGAGTGACACATGTGTTGTGTTATTGTTGGACGTGGACAATGCCAAGGATTAAACTTGTCTAGTCCAGACTCTTCTAGTTTCCATTTCATAAACTCTGGCATATGATATACATTCATCGGTGTAACGGTAAAGGCAAACCATGCTTTCAAGTTTATACGTTCATTGTCATTTAATGTTTTCATATGTTTATAGACTGCTGGAAACTTTGCTGGTGTTCTTTGATAATCAAATACATCATTACAACCATCTATACTAACACCAATACGTATCTGCTTAAACTGTTCCCATAAATGAACTAATCTATCAGGCACCATTGTTAGATTTGTATTGTATTCTAATTGTATTTCACTTGCATTGCCACTCTCAACAAGTTTTTCTAAACTCTCTTGGTGTTCTGCAATGATTAGTGGTTCACCGCCAACGATATATAATTTCTTAGCCTTAGTACAATACTTTTCAAACTGTTCCCAATAATGGTCAGCATTCTTAAACCAATCATATTGGTCAGTACTCCACTTACCTTTGTTGTTCTGTACTAATTGAATTCTATCGTGTGTATCTTTATATGAAGTGGACTTATGTACTTTTACAAAGTCATCATACCACATGTGCGAGTCTGTAGGTCCACACATACGACATTTTAGATTACAGAAGTTACCATACCTAATATCAAAGAAATCGATATTCTGTTTTTCAACATCTAATGTTCCATCTTCTTCAGTGTTTTCAAAAATCTCTTCCTTTGTGAGTTTCCAATCTTCGAACTCATACTCTCTTCTTGACCTTATACCATTTACTTCTTCTTGTCTACAACGTTCACATTCAGGATGCCATTCACCTTTCATCATGCTCTTACGAACATCTTTTAATATGACTGCATTTCTGGCTTCATTGAAATCATCACGGCCTGCATTATATGGCGTACCATCTTCTTTCTTCATTATACCACGTTGTGGTGAATAAGAGTTTGTGTTACAACATATCCTTAAGTCACCATTGTTTCTTAGATTGATTGAGTTCCATGGTAGTGGACAAAAAGTATTACCTTTTGATTTAGGTACGTTTTCAAAATCTTTAGCCATAATATATCCTTATTTAAATCCCCATTCTTTTTCTTTGCACCACCAACATTCGCCGCAATGTCCTAGTCCTGGGTCTTTTATGTTGTTTTTAGTAAAGTAGTCACAGGTCGGGTCATACTCACAACTTCTAGTAACTTGTAGTAAAGTATCTATTAAGTTTTCTTCTCTATACATCTTTGCTATACCTTGTTTGTTTGTGTTCGCCCAAGGCATATAAAACTTATCATTGTGATAATACATGACATTATTGCCGTCATCTTTCCTAGAGTAATCAAAGTCAAAAACTGGTACAAACTTACTAGCAACTTCATTCGGTGGGTTCATTGTTGTTCCATCATATACTCTATTTAGGTTGCCACTTTCTACATCATTTTTGGGAGCATCACACATTGAACTGTCTGTTGCCGCTTCATCATAATGTATATGATGCACTACGTTATTGTTTCCTGTTAGTTGAATGCACTTCTCTACAACTACTGGAGCAACAATAGAATTTCTTCTAAACTTTAGATTACTTCCTGTTGTATAGATATGAATAGTGTCGGTAGTATTCTTCATTAGATAGTATAATAAAATAGAACTATCTACACCACCACTCACCATTATTCCTACGGGACCCTCAACTATCTCAAGTTCAACTCCCGCACAATCAATTAACACTACACTAAGTCTCCTGCCAATGGAAATATCTCTGCGATAACTTTAGCACATTCGTGTGCAATTTCCATGTGTTCTTTTTGTGTACCATTTGCGCCACGTAATTCGATGTAATGTACCCAACTACGAATTGAACCATTCATATACAATCGTGTCTTAGTATTGCCTTCAGGTAGAACAACCCTTGCTTGTTCTTTAGCAATGCCCGAATCGATAGCCCAGTCATATACTTCTTTGGCTTTATCAATCACTTCTTGTTGTTTACTACGCCAAGCAAAATGAATGTCTTCATCACTATCAACTTCTACACTGTTCTGCCTATTCTTTGTATCTTGTAATCTTGCTTCACGTAATACAAACTGGTCACCCATTTCTTCTGGGTTAGCATAACGTTGACTGAATTCTTGGAATGAGAAACTACGGTGACGCACAATTTGGTGTGCAATGTCACGTGTTGTTTCAATCTCTAAACATGCACTAACCATTTCAAGTGGTGACCAATGCTGGTGTTTGATGAGATACTTAATTAGTTTCTCACTTGTTTCTTTATTGATTTGATTGTTTGGATTGCTTACTTTGGCACAGTATGCAATTAGTTCCTGTACGTTGTCTAGTTCTGAACCAACTGGTGCTGTACTATGTGATATTAGTTTTACTGACATTTTATTCCTTGTCTCTGTCTAATTCTGATGTGTTTACATGAAAGCCGTCGTCTTCTAATTCTCTTAAAAGTCTGTCATCAAACTCTCCATCCCAGTCATCTCCGTCATCTGGTTTCCAATCTAATAGGGCTGCCATCTCAGGAAATACATCTCTAAAGTTTGTATCTCTGATTGCATCCATCTTTTCAATATACTCAATAAATTCTGGCATACGTTCACGTGACCAATCTCCACTCTCTGAGAATGATAACATGCCTTGTAATCTTTTCACACCATATGATGCTTCACGCCAATCTTCATATGATACATCTGAACCTCGTGTACTTAATTCCCAGTTTGCTTCTAACCATTCGATAAACTTATCGAACTTAGCATGTGTCATCTCTTTGAACCAGTTCGGTAGAACTTTAACATTAAGATGTGGTGGGTGATAAACAAAGTGATAGTTAATCATACCAGCACCAAACGGCCACATGTTAATCTTCTTAAACTTCATTTCTAGTTTCCACTTAATGAAGTCTGGAAGATAATATATGTTCAAGGCTTGTACTGCACAAGCAACTGTGACTTCTACATTAGGTCCTGTTTCGTCTAACAATTCAAACATCTTAACAGTGTGGTCCCATTTACTTGGGAATCGAATGTAGTCGTTCATCTCGCCAATACTATCAACACTGTAATGAAATCTTACTCGCTTGAACTTATCCCACAAGTCAAACAAACGCTGTGGCATTTCTACACCATTTGAATTGTATCTTAATTCAATACCGCTGGCGTATCCTGCCTTGACAACTTCTTCTAGTAATGTATAATGTTCTTCAATGATTGTTGCTTCGCCACCTGCAAAGTACAACTGTTTCATATGTGGTATTTGTTCGTATAACTGTTCCCAGAAAGCAGTATTCTTTTTGTGCCAGTTATAACTTGCACCATCAATCTTTCCTTTACTGCCCCATTGCATAGTTTCTTTTAGTGATTCGTTTTCGATACTTGGATGAAGTTTAATCCAATCGGGAACCCATAACGAACTGTCATGTGGTGAACACATGATACATTTTAGGTTACACTTGCTACCTAGACGTAAATCTAAGTAACGAATCTTTGGTGGTATCTCTCCTTCAACGGAGGTCTCTTCAATAATTTCTTGTAAGTCTACACGTCTTGCCCAATATTCTGTTTCCCAGAAACGTTTAGACATGTGACCCGCATCTTCTTCTGCGTAACATTTCAGACATGACGCTGGTTTCTCACCGTTTAGCATTTGCTTTCTGACATTTCTCATATAGTCGTTATTCCAACTACTCATTAAGTCAGTAACATTTAGATTGGCTGGTTTGCCATCTGCTTGTTTAAGAACTCCTACCTCGCCACCATGCTCTTTGTCGTTTGTTGCTCCAACACTTGATGCGTTAGCAGTACAACATACTCGCATATGCCCATTTGGACGTGTACTTAAATGTACCCATGGCAACAGACAGAATGTGTCTGTGGGTGCTTTGGTTCTTTTGCGCCATTCTTCAATATTTTTATTAGTCATCTTTACCTTGTTCTTCAAAGTCTTTTTTCATCCATACCAGATTATTAATATCGCCTCTTGTTAAGCCAATATCTCTTAAGTCTCTGTTTGATAATCTGTTTAGATGCTTAATAGTGTCCCGATGCATTTGCCATGTCATCAGATATTTCCAGTATCTATACGGAAGTGTATAGATTCGTTTAAATAGTGTCATAATATTTTTGTTTCTCCTTCTTATTATCAACAATCAGTATTTATCTACTGAGTTTAATCGAACTGTGCCTTGAAGGCATCAAATTCTTCGCCACATTTCTGGGCACATACCATTGGTTTACCCAAGTGTACATTCGCTTTACTCCACGAGTCAACTAGTCTGCCCGTGAAATACTCATTATTAAGAACTACTTTTAGTCCATGTTTTTTGGCATCAAATACATCTTTACCACCAGATTGTTGTAATAATTCCCATACTTGGTTTTCGCCTGGCTTTTGCCAGAACTTGTACATGCTTCCAGCAACCCAACAACAAGGTAGAATTAATCCTTCAGCACTGAGATACATACTCTTCTCTGCGGCTACTTTACATTTGATTTTTACATTATCAAAGTATTGCTCAAGTGAGCCGTGTTTCTCTTCTAATTTTATAATGTCTTTAGTAGCCTTATTCTGATACTTTACTTCTTTTGGTTTCTGTAGAAGTTGTTGTGCTTCGCCTTTTCGATTGACTGCCTGATGGTCTTCTTTTCCGGTCTTCTTCATTGTAGAGAAAAATCTACCAGTCTTCTTCTTCATAAACTTTTCAAAGCCTTTTTCTTTTGCAAGTGCTTCTGCTTCTTCTACTTGATGTTCGTTATGTGCGAAGATTATATAATCCCAATGGGCTCTGCCACCTGCTTCGATGAATGCCATTGCATTTCTCCAAGCAATATCCCAATTGACACCTTGACGATACAAATGGTTAGTATCACCTAGTCCATCAAACGAGAATGTAACGTGTCCTTTGTTACCTAGAACTTTTGCTAAGTCTCTCCACCAATCTTCTTTCTTTGCACCAGCATTTGTATTCATGTTTAACCACATGTTTGAATTCTGTTCTCTTAGATACTTGAATACTTCTAGTGTGTCGTTTGCAATGATAGGGTCACCAAAATTACCACACATATAAAGTCTATCTAATTGTTTTACGAATTCTGGTGTTAGAATTTTCTGAACATCACTTACTGTTAATTCATGTAACCCTTTCTTGCCACCAAGATTAGGATTATCAACACCACCTTTGACGTTTCTGTCACACATTGGACAAGATGCTTGACACTTCTCCGTAATCTCTAAGTGTACTGCTCTTACATCTTCGTGGTTATATAGATTCATTTACTTATGTCCTATTAACATGTAACGATTGTACTCTTCTAGTGCTAATTCGCCCTCGTATAAGGTTTCAGATAGATTTAATTTTTCTTTAAATTCTTCTAAACTATTTACAGTACCTTCTGCGTGTTCATGTGCTTCATCATCATCAAAGTCATTGTTCTGCATTATTACTAGCATGCCATCTGGAATGCCATCCCACCATTTATCAAAGTCTTCTATGTGTTCACAACTTGTATTGATTACACAAGTCGCTAGTTCTTCTGGTGACTCTTGTTCTATGGTCGTTGTTTTGAAATCAGTATTCGTTGAGTACTGGTAGTGAATTGCCTCGAAGTTATCAGAACTATACTTCAATAACTTAATATCTTTTACTATTGCTTTGAATCTACCATTGTCTATTGTTTGTTCTTTGTTCAAAGTATCAGCAGGATTATCAGTAGTTGGGTCACTATCAAAACTTAGTATGTTTTGAACATCATTTCTTTCAAATAGTATCGCCGGTAACACTCCATACCAACCAGCACATACATAAATCATATTACCCAAGTCAATGTCTAGGCTATTAATTGTATCACTAACCCATAGTTTACTTCTTAGTTGTCCTCTACTAAATGCATCTGTCAAGGCTTGACCTTCAAATCTCTTTAACATTTTGCCCATGTTAGTTGGCAGAGTATACTTTTCTTCAGTCAATCTATGTGCTAACTTTGGTATATTAGTCTTATACAATGTTGCACTTTTTAATGTACCAATCCATTGATTGTTCGGGTCAATTGCCTGTATTATTTTAAACAGTAAGAACAAATCTGGTTCAGTCTTTGACGATATGATATTCTTTATCGCACTCAATATGTCTTCACTTTTATCATTTAAATTGATAATCAACCTGAACAATAGTTCGGTTTGTAACTGAACAAAATTTGAAGAATCACATACATTTTGTAGGGCATTTAATGCCTCGTCTTCACCTGTTATGGCAGTAATAACTCTAAACAATACAGGAATGTTTAGTTCAGAAGATTTGCATACATTTTGTAGGGCATTTAATGCTTCATCTTCGCCTGTTATGGCGGTAACAACTCTAAACAATACAGGCACATTTATTTCATACGAACTACACAGATTACGCAACGCATGTAATGCCTCATCGTCTTCTCTGATTGCATTGATTACTTTGAATAATACAAATATATTATCCTCTGGCTTACGTTCATAAACTAGGTTCTTTAATGCACTGATTGTCTCTCTGTGTTCTTTGCCTAAAAGATACGAAGACACCACGATTATACTACTGAGTTCTTCAGTATTCACTACACGCTCAAGGCTGTTTACAATAGGATGTTTATTTCCATATAGTATTGTAAGTCTATCTGCTATTTCATGCGGTTGCATTATTTTGTTCCTATTTTCATAAAATATCTTCTACCGTTCACAGTTAGCATTCCATTATAAAGTTCTAAAGACATTGTATATGCTTTATTAAAAGTGTTCTGGTCTTTATATAAATTTTTACTGAATCCTGCCTCACCTACAAGAACCATCTTTACTCCATTTGGTATCATACTATTATACCATTTATCTTCCATATTGTCAAGTTCACTTAGATTGGTGTTTACAATAAATCTTGGTTTTTCTTCGAAGCCATCTGACTGTGTTCCGTCTGGCAAATCTAATTGAAATCTGTTTTCCTCATAGTTTATATCAAACATATCTTGTCTACTTGCTTTAAATCTCCAGTTAGACAATACTTCCTCTTGCATTAATTGGTCTGCAAGAAACTGGCAAGACTCATCTATATCAAAACATCTCAAGTTTTCTATTCTTAAATTTGTATCAAGTAACATTGCTGGTAATAATCCTATTCCACCACCTAATACATATGCAGTACCCAAATATTCACCACTATAAACACTAAGTATATTTTTAACTATCCAAGAGTATAATACTCCATCATATTTATTAATGTATGTAGCAATGTCTACACTCGGAAAACTATATGCCAGTCTCTGTAATTTTCTAACTATTCTATCTTCAGAAATATCTGACATTGTAGAGTGTGCAAGAAACTCCATGCAAGTTAAATAATTGGCTATTTGCTGGCTCTCATTAGGCATAGATAATCTAATTTCTAATGCTTGATGTGGTCCCCAATATTCATCCTGTTGGACAATAGAAGTCATTACTTTATTCCTATCTTAAGAAAGTATTGTCTCCCCTCAATAGTTGTAACTCCAGTGTATTGCACAAACGTCATTGGAAAAGTATCATTGAATGATTGTGAACTACTGAATGGTCTATGAATACCACTCTCACCTGCTTCACCAACAAGAACTACTTTTCTAGTATCTGGTAACATAGCATACCAATCTTCCTGTTTCTCTAACAAACTAACATTTGTATTGATTACTAAACCAGGAACTTCTTTAAATGCGGTAGATAGTTGACCATCTGGTAACAATATCTCTAATGTGTTCTCTGCATAGTCAACATCAAAAAGGTCTTGAGTAGATGATTTGAAACGCCAGTTGTCTAACACTTCATCTCTCATCATTTCATCAGCAAGGAACTTACATGTTCCATTTATGTCTAAGTTTCTAATGTTCTCAAAACGTAACGATGTATCTAAAAGCATTGCACCCATAATGCCTATACCACCACCTAATACATATGCAGTACCTAAGTATTTTTCACCATATACTCTTGTCATGCTTTCAATAATCCATGAATAAATTATTGCATGGTGTTTATTAACAAATGAACTTATATCTACGTTAGGATAACTATAGATTAAGTCTTTAAGTCTTTCAACAATCTTATCGTTATTATTATTTCTAGGTAAAGTTGTGTGAGCCAAGAACTCCATTGCTTGTCGATAGTTACCCAACTGCTGTGCAACATTTCTTTCAGAATACTTTTCTGCTAGTCTTGTGAAGTCGTACTCTTCTCCCATGAGAGGTCGAAATCTCTTTCTCGCAACAGTCTGTTCTTTTATCTCAGCAACATATTCTACTGTTTCTTCTGGAGCATCAAAGACTTCATTTTCCATTGCTATGTAAATGTCATCGTTAGAAGTCACATTGTTTTTATTTCTTCTACGTCTCTTTTCTCGTATCGTTGATTTAGCCATTAGTATCTTCCTCAAACTTTGCCTTTAACCATTCATAGTCATTAATTTTACTTAATGCATCATCATCACCGGCATGCGTTGTTCCATATTCTCTTCCTGCATTAGCACCCGCTATTGCATATTCTCCAAACTTTGCATCGTTATTAACAGTACACCATATTTCTAAACGCTCATCAGTCTCACCTTGTTTAGACCTGTGAATGACACTTGATGATAGTTTAGTACACTCTCTGAAAGCAGACTTCCAGGTGTCATATGGATTAGTATTAAATGCTGTGTAGTTTGCTTCTGATGGCATTGGCTTGAACTTGTCAGATATAGAAGTTGTAAAGTCAACACGCCATTCTTTAGCATCACGTAGCAATTGTGTTGGAAATAGTTTTAGTCCACCAAAACCATAAACTAATCCGTTAATTGGATTCCTAGATTTCCAAACATGAACTGTATCTTCATCCCATACTGTTGGAAAATAATCAAACTTAAAGTCATCAAGTAAAATAGCATCAGCATCAATCACATAAAACATTTTTGTATCTGCTATCTCTGATGCTCTTTGGTGTGCATTAAAGATACCTTTCACACCATGAACTCTTTTAGCATGTGGGACTTTCTCTAACAACTTGGCAAAGTTTGCATCTGCTTCTGGTTCCTGATAACTTAACATAACAACATCGTAAGGAATATCCTGTGCTTTAATCAATTCAGATTTAACAGGCTTCTTATTCTTAAATGTCATCTTTCTTATCTTATCACTGTTTGGTTTAAGATGAAGTAATGCTTGTGATGGAATCAATTTCAGTCCACCATATTGGTGAACAAATCCAGTTGATGGGTTTACTTTCGGCCACACATGAAAATGAGATGCATGGTGTCTGTCTACATAAAGTGTTCTATCAAAGTCAGTTAGAATATCAACATCATTATCAATTGCCCAGAAATATCCAGTATCAGTTTTCTTTGCGGCTTGAATGTAAGTTTCTTCTAAAGGTCCAGTTAGTATCGTAACTGTTTCATCATCTTTGTATTTTTCTGTATTAGAGGCATACATCCCCTCATCAAAATAAAACACTGGGTGACTAGATACCCTTGATGCAACTTCTTCAACTCTAATAATATTCTTAAATCTATCAAAAGAAAAGTCTTCTTTAGATGGTTTAAAACTAGAAAGATGTGGACGATGAACTAGATATACACCAGCACCTGCTTCGCCCTCAGACTTGAATGCGAATACATTTTCTATTGAGAATATATCTGGATAGAAATCGAATGTGAATGTATCTAATAGTTCTACAACAGTATCAACTACCCAATAGAATACTTCTTTCTTTGCTCGTTGATAAGCACTGTATGGGTCACGAGTATCATATCTTTTGATAGACATTTTATCTGGAATACGTGACGCAATCTCTTCATGGAATATGATATTCTTTGGATGATAATCTATATTACTGTACGCAACACCACCATAACCTAATTCTGTTTCGCCATCTCGTTTACTAAACTGCCATAAATGTGTAGGTCCAGTTTCATATAAATCTGGATAGAAGTTACTACTGATTGATGCTGTTTCTTCTAAGTCTGGGTTAATCATCCAGAAACTATAACCAGTTGCTTGTGGTATCGCTTCATCAATAGTTCTTGCTTTAATTACTTGTATCTCATCTATAGTACCAACAGTCTCCATAATATCTTTCTGTTTATCGACATTAGGATTTACAGTAGGTATAAGACGTACACCATTTCGTACTTCTTTACCATTAGCAAGTCTCACATTGAAGTTATGAATAAACTCTCTATCATAACTCATTGGATAATATTCTGGTTTAAAGTTCTTTACATCTTCGTGTACAAGCCAATACATGTCACTGTCTGTCTTGTGGTCAAATGAATGTAAGTCCTTTGTTCTTATGACTTCGAATTCTATATCAGAACAAATAGATTCTTTTTCGTATATCGCATCTCTTCGAAAATTAAATATATCATATGCTTTTTCATCAAACAACTTTCCATCTTTTGGAAATAAACCAACGCCATGATACTCACGTGCGTTTTTAGTAATTGGGTTTACTTTTTGCCAGACTATTATTTTTTGTTTATCTTTTGCAAGACCAAAACCATTTGAGTAATCGAACTCAAAAGAATCATTAACTCTTGTGCCGGGCATAATTAGATAATAGAAATCTGTTCTTGCTTCTTTTCTACACTGTTTATGTACTTGTGTGCTAGACTCACCCTCAACTACATGAATGGTATGTTTATCTTCGAGTCTTTTTAATTCTTCATAACCACAACCTTTGTCCCAAAAGAATATATCATATGCTTCTGTTGTTGGCTTGTATAATACTTTATTAGTCTTATGTAGTTTATGTTCGCCAGTCATGTAATAAGCATCGGTTACAAAGCCTGCGTCTTTTACTTTTACATCATTTGTATTGAATAACTTTATGCCCACTATACTTCGGAATACGTTTCGTTCTTCACAATTCCACATGTGGGTTATCTTATCATTAGACGAGTCTGTTTCATATCCAAAGTCAAAATCAGTATCAACTTTGACTTCTGGGTCAATTATCCAGAAATGTTTTGTATTTGATATAGACGCAATTTTAGATACGGCTTGCTCTACTTTAGGGTCCGACCAATCTTCAAGGTTAATCTTGACCATACGAAAGTTAGGGTATACTTCTCGTATTTCATCAAACCTTTCGTTTGTCTCTTTATCAGTCTTGTATGTTAGATAAAATCCATCGTATGCCATCGATATGTCAGTCCAAATTTAGTTGTTGTCTATCCTCTTATTATAACAGATTTTTAGTCAGATGTAAAGACTTTTACGTTATAATGTTTAGAAAATTCAATAGCGTCATGCTCATCATTTACTATTGGTTTCCCTTTTATATTTAGTGAGGTGTTAACTAACATTGGACAGCCAGTTTCTTCTTTGAATCTGGACAGTAGGATATATAAATCTGGATGTTGTAACTGGTTCACTGTCTGTACTCTACTAGTACCGTCTATGTGAACAATAGCAGGAAAATCTTTTGGATGCTTACACTTCGCAACGAACTGCATGTAAGGTGATTGTGTGACGTTCTCTGGCATCTCAAAGTAATCATGTACATCTTCTTCTAAAATCATTGGTGCAAATGGTCTAAACTTCTGTCTGCGTTTAATCTCATTCATCTTATCTTTAATTAACGGACCCCTTGGGTCTGCTGTAAGTGTGCGATTGCCTAATGCTCTAGGACCAAACTCTGCACGTCCGTTAGCAATGCCAATAATCTCTCCATCAAGTAATGCTTTCAATGATTTCTCTACAGGATAGTCGCCCTCTATATTATGACCAAGATATGGTGATTGCCAATTTAGATTCCAACTAGTACTGTTATACTTCTGTGCAACACCTATAGAACTTCCTGCATCACCAGGATTAGGCATAATCCAAATATCTTTGAAACCATACTTGCTTGTTATCATACTATTCGCTGTACAATTCAAAGCACAACCACCCATCATTACCAAGTTTTCAGTAAATGAAACTTTTTCATTTGCCAATTTTATTACTCGGTCTAACATGACTTCATATATTTCTTGTGTTGCGGCTGCCAAATCAAACATATCTTGTTCTGTATGTAACTCTGGTAAAAGCCAATTACATCCTCTGTGTAAGTTCTTCTTAAATGTATGTAATTTATTAGAGTGTGTTTGTATGCCCAACTCTTTCATTATTGCATTCTTTAGGGTTATACCATTATGTTTTCTATCAGCATCTCCATAGGCAGCCATTCCCATAAGAATGTACTCGTCTTCTTGTGCTTTAAGTCCTAGTCTCTGTGTCATTGCACTGTAGAATAGTCCAAAACTATGTGGATATCCTTGAGAATAAACCCTAGATAATTTACCACCAGAACCCTGCCATATTGTCAGAGTTTCCCATTCACCTATGCTATCAATTACCACAACAGCGGCATTTACATAGCCACTTGTATAATATCCACTTGCGGCATGGGTATAATGATGGTCTTGGTATTCAATTGGTATGCCTTTTAACTCTGGAAACTGTTTTAGATACTTTGCTGGCATTTCATTCATATCAAATGCGGTAGAATATTGACCAGCGTATAACTGTCTTACTTTCTTTAAGTATGGGTTTTCATACCAAGCAATGACATCCGGTTTGCCATATCGAAGTGCTTCTTGGAGTAGTTCGCTGTTGAGTAATGGGTCGTTCTTAATTTTAGAGTATCGTTCAGAGTGAGAAGCGAATAGAATTTCGTCTCCCCTTATAATGCTCACTGAAGCGTCATGGTTTAAAGCACCACCGACACCAAGAACTGTCTTATGATTATTTGTATATGAACGGGTCACGTTTCTTCAGTTCTGCTAGTCTAATTTTTACTGCTTTTCTGTGTTGATACCATGCCCATGGATATGTTACAATTGACCAAATCTTTTTTAATATATTTTTCATAATTTTATTTATCTTTCGCTTTAGTCGGAACTTCTTACTGCCGTCTAACGGTCCAGGTCCAGGTGTGTAATGGTTCACTTATCCTTTACCCGCTCGTGTGTTTTCAATATCAGCAAATATAATCTCTGCCCATTCAGTA